AGAATATTGGTTATGCCGGTGTGGGGATTCGGGTTGAAGGTACCAGTCCGACCCTGTTTGTGGAAACCGCCACTATTCAGCAGCTGGAACGCATGGACACCCTGATGATTAACGGGCGAGCTTTCTGGGTTGAGCGAATTGGCCCTGACGATTGTGGATCCTGCCATATCTGGCTGGGTAACGGGAGCCCGCCCGCCGGTACCCGCCGTCGTTAAGGAGGCTGCATGTCCATTAAAGGCCTTGAGCAGGCGATAGAGAATCTCAACAGCATCAGCAAAACGGCTGTTCCGCGTGCGTCGGCACAGGCCGTTAACCGCGTGGCAAACCGGGCCGTCAGCCGCAGCGTGGCAGTCGTGTCGAAAGATACCCGCGTACCGCGAAAACTGGTAAAGCAACGCGCCAGGCTGAGACGTGCGACGGTTAATAAACCCCGCGCGCTTATCCGTGTAAACCGTGGCAATTTACCGGCCATAAAACTCGGTACCGCCAGCGTGCGCCTTTCCCGCAGAAAACGGGATAAGAAAGGGGCCAACAGCGTGCTGCGCATTGGACCGTTCCGTTTCCCGGGCGGATTCATTCAGCAGCTTAAAAATGGTCGCTGGCACGTCATGAGGCGAACAGCAAAGCCTCGTTATCCGATCGAAGTGGTCAGCATTCCTCTGGCAGCCCCTTTAACCACGGCATTTAAAGCTGAGCTGCCGAAGCTCATGGACTCGGATATGCCCAAAGAGCTCCGGGCATCCCTTACAAACCAACTCAGGTTGATTCTGACAAAATGAAACACAGTGATATCCGACAGTTGATTCTTGACGCGCTGGAAAGCGCGATTGGTACTGACGCCATTTACTTTGACGGTAGGCCAGCAGTGCTCGAAGAGGGAGATTTCCCGGCCGTCGCCGTTTATCTCACCGACGCGGAGTACACCGGGGAAGAACTGGATGCCGATGTCTGGCAGGCCACTCTTCATGTTGAAGTCTTTCTTCCTGCCCAGGTGCCTGATTCGGAGCTGGATGAATGGATGGAAGCGCGTGTTTACCCGGTTCTGTCGGAGATCCCGGGGCTTGCATCCCTTATCACCAACATGGTGCAGCAGGGCTATGACTACCAGCGCGATGATGATATCGGACTCTGGAGTTCAGCCGATCTGAAATATTCCATCACCTACGAAATGTGAGGACGTTATGACCACACCTAACCCGCTGGCACCGACGAAAGGGGCCGGCACCACCCTCTGGATTTACACCGGAAGCGGCGATCCCTACGCCAGTCCCCTTTCGGATGTTAACTGGCTGCGTCTGGCAAAGATCAAGGATCTGCAGCCAGGCGAACTCACCGCCGAGTCAGAGGACGACACCTATATCGATGACGACAACGCCGACTGGGCTTCATCCATGCAGGGTCAGAAATCAGCAGGCGACACGAGTTTTACTCTGGCATGGCTGCCGGGTGAAAGCGGTCAGCAGGACCTGGTGAACTGGTTCGATGACGGCACGGTTAAAGGATACAAAATCAAGTACCCGAATGGCGCCGTCGATGTCTTTAAAGGCTGGGTGAGCAGCCTTGGAAAGACCGTTTCGGCTAAAGAAGTTATGACCCGAACGGCAAAGATCACCAATAACGGCAAACCCTCACTGGCAGAAGACAGCGGTACTACGGTAATTGGCGTGACGGGTATCAGCCTGGATAAATCCACTGCAGCGGTTGCTGTCGGTGCGACCACGCAACTGGCAGTGACGGTCCTGCCAGCCAGCGCTTCAGATGCTTCCTTCCGCGTGGCGACTTCTGATCCGTCGAAAGCAACAGTGACGGTCAGTGGTTCAACGCTGACCGTCACCGGCGTGGCGGCGGGCACCGTTGAAATTATTGTCATGACCAATAGCGGTAACTTTGCGGCAATCTGCAAGGTGACCGTTTCCTGAATCCCGGGGCGTGAGCCCCGTACTCCGGAGTAAATATGTTTCTTAAAACTGAACTGCTCGAGCATAACGGCAGCAGCGTGACGCTGTACCAGCTGTCCGCGCTGCAGCGCATTGAACACCTTGAGTACCTGAAAAAGCTGGAAGCGGTTGAAGAAGGTGATTTCCAGACCGCTATCACTCTCACCGTGAAAAATGGTGCTTACCTGGTGGCGTTGTCGCTCTGGCATGGTCATGCGCTGAAAGGTACGCTTCCTGAGGGCGCGCCAGCAGAAGTATCGAAAATTCAGGATGAAGTCCTGCAGACCTGGCCGACGGAGCTTATTGCAGAGGCGGATTTTAAGGTGAAACGCCTCTCCGGCATGATTGAGCCGCAGTCAGAGAGCCCGGAGGGAGAGATTAGCGATCCTGCGGAACCCGTAACTGCGGAAAAGCCCTCGCCAGTGAGCTGACGTTCGTCCTGAAACTGGCGCGTGAGTTCAGTCGCCCTGACTGGCGCGCCATGCTTGCTGGCATGTCCTCTACGGAGTATGGCGACTGGAAAATCTTCTACCAGGATAACTTCTTTCATGATGCGCAGCTGGACGCCCACTTCTCCGGCCTGCTCTACACCATTTCAACCCTGTTTTTTGCCGATCCGGAGCTGACGCCTGCCAGCTTCAGCATTCTTTCACCTGCATCTGAATCCATTGAGGTAGCAGAGACGGACGACGATGCGCTGATGGCGAAGGCGGAAGGTATTTCTGGAGGTATACGCTATGGCCCAGACGGCAGTCGGTGATCTGGTCGTTAATCTTGACGTCAACTCGACGAAATTTAACGAGCAGATCAACTACGTCAAAAAAGAATTCAGGCAAACGGGGGACGCGGCGAACGATTCAGCTTTGCGGATCCAGCAGTCATTCAGCCGCCAGGAGAGCGCTGCCCGCAAGGCAGGCATCTCTGTCGGTCAGTATACCGCGGCGATGCGCATGCTCCCGGCGCAGTTTACTGATGTGGCAACGCAGCTGGCAGGTGGCCAGAACCCCTGGCTTATTTTGCTCCAGCAGGGTGGACAGGTAAAAGATTCCTTTGGCGGTGTTATTCCAACGTTTCGTGCTCTGTTGGGTTCTATCTCGCCAGTTATGCTTGGTATTGGTGCACTTTCGTCCGCGACGGGGGCGCTGTTATATACCTGGTATGCCGGCTCGTCCACATTATCCGATTTCAACAAAACACTGGTCCTCTCCGGTAACACTGCGGGGCTGACTGCCGATCGGATGCTTACGCTGGCGCGAAGCGGCCAGTCCGCCGGACTTACGTTTAATCAGACGAGCAAGGCACTGAGGGAGCTGATCAACGCTGGAGTGCGTGCTGGTGCCCATTTTGATGACATGAGTCAGGCCGTGGCCCGCTTCACCGAAGCATCGGGTGTACCAGTCGATAAGGTTGCCGCTGCGTATGGCAAGCTGACAACTGACCCGACATCCGGGCTCATTGCAATGGCCCAACAATTTCACAACGTCACCGCCGAGCAAATCGCACATGTTGCCCAGTTGCAGCGTGCCGGTGATGAAGCCGGGGCGCTTAAGGCGGCAAACGACGCGGCCACCGCCGGATTCAACGATCAGACCAAATCCATTCGCGACAATATGGGGTCGCATGAAACTGCTGCCGATACGCTGAAACGCGCGTTTAAGTCGATGTGGGATGCGGCGCTTGATGTCGGTCGGCCTGATACCGCGCAGGAAATGGTGACAAAAGCAGAAGCCGCTTTCAAAAAGGCCGATGAAATCTGGAACCTGCGAAAGGATGACCGTTATGTAAATGATGAAGCACGTGCGCGGTTCTGGAATGACCGCGAAACGGCCAGGCTGGCGCTGGACATGGCGCAGCAGCAGGCGGGGATTTCCAAAGCGAATGAGGCGAATGCCTCACGCGAAGCGGTAGCGGAATCTGATCGTCAGAAATATGCTGCACAGGCGCAATCTAATTACGCTAAAACACAGTCAGCGCTGGAGAAATACACTTCACGACAGAATGAGCTGAATAAAGCTCTGAAAGATGGGCGGATCCTGCAGGCGGATTACAATATCAACATGGCGGTGGCGAAAAAGGAGTACGAGGACTCGCTGAAGAAACCGACGAAAGGCAGGACGCCTGGAGGCGCCAAACTCACCGACAGTACCAGTGCGCAGACACTGGAGTTGCAGACCCAGCTTGAGGTTTTGCGTCAGCACAGTGATATCAATGACACGATCAGCCAGCAGCGCCAGCAGTTGTGGAAAGAACAGGCCAGATTTACGGTCCTTGAGCAGGCTGCCAGAACCAGGGCGCTGACCGAAGATGAAAAGTCCCTGCTCGCCAGTAAGGGTAAGGTGCTCGCTCAGGCTGAAATCAATGCAAAACTGGGTGACCAGATCGTCACGCAGGATCGCCTCAACCGTCTGCAGGATACATCGCAAAAATACGTTACCCAGATGGGTGAGAAAACCCGGGCGCTGGCGGAAAGCGCGGGGATGAGTAGTCGTGCTGCACAGCGCCGCAATGAAGAGGCTCAGTTACTACAGGGCTGGAAAAATGGCGGCGGATCTGAAAAAGAACAGGGCTACCAGAAAGAGCTGCAGGCGCTACAGGGATATTATCAGGAGCAGGATAAAATGCGCGGTGACTGGCTGTCTGGTGGGAAATCCGCCTGGGCTGATTACGCCGATTCTGCGGGTGACGCGTACGGCCAGATGAAAAATGTAGCCGCCAGCACCTTTGACGGAATGACGCAAAACCTTGCGGACATGCTTACCACCGGTAAAGCAAAGTGGAGTGACTTTACCCGCTCAACGCTTTCGATGCTGGCGCAGATCGCCCTTAAACAGGCGGGAGTGGGGATCGTGGGCGCTGTCAGTTCGGCTATCGGATTTGCCGGGGGCGGCTATACCGGATCGGGCGGTAAATATGAACCTGCCGGGGTGGTTCATCGCGGGGAGTTCGTTTTTACCAAAGAGGCGACCAGCCGGATCGGGGTGGGAAATCTGTACAGTATGATGCGCGGTTACGCGTCCGGCGGACTGGTGGGTGGCGGCAATATGCCCGCTGCGGCCACGCGGGGGATCAGCGTTTATGCACCGGTCAGTGTCAGTCAGCAGGGGGGTGGCGAGTCCAGCCAGGCGGATCCCATTGGAACGGCGCGGCAGCTTCAGGGCATTGTTCAGCAGACCATCACTGACCGGCTTAAAAAGGAGCTGGGGCCGGGTGGTGTACTTTACCCAAGGAGGTAGCGGTGACAGACACATTCAGCTGGGGCACCCGTAAAACTGCCTGGG